TTCTTCAATAGCACGATTCACTTGAACATCTTTAGAATGCCAAAAACCATCAGAAGGAACATATACTAATTTTGATTCTTGTTGAGACAATTCATGTAAAAATTCTCTAGTACCATCTACGCTACCACCATTTCTGTGATATTCGTCTGGCATCTTTTTGCACCATCTAGTACTTTGATTTGATTCTGAAGCTCCTTCCACCACAATCCATTTATCACAATTATTTAAAATAAACCTATATTGATCATTGTGAAGTAAGTGATGTAAACCATTTAAAACGATACTAAAGACTATTCTCATTATTTTATTCCTATCTTAATTCACTTTTAAATACACCAGTCTGTGAGCCTTGTTTGACCAATCCTGGCTCCCACCAATAAACTTTATGATTATGATGATAATGTTGATACGCAAGTTCCCAATCCGAAACTAAATGAAAAGGAAACCAAGTTTTTGTTAAATCATTCACTGCCTTTTTCTTAATTAAAATTGAATCACCACATCTTGATGCTGGATGGTTCATTATATATGAGGTCTGCCCATCTATTAATCTAGACTCAGGTACGTCCATACAGCTACCAAAATAAATAGCATCCCAGTCTTCTGGAGTGTTATTTAAATAGTGATGTAATTTTTTATCAAAATCATCACATAAAATAACATCATCTTCAAAGATTAAAAAGTATTCATCTTCAAAGGAATTTAGTATCTCAAAAACTTTACCAAACTTTATAGTTAAAGAAATTTCTGCTAAATTAAAAAGAGAAGTTCGTAATGGTATTTTTGGGGCCCAGATAGATCGTTTTTCTTTATATTTTTTAGGATCTCGTAAACGATCTCGATGATACTTGTATACAATGTCTTCATTCAATTCGTTTGCATCAAATTCTTCATAAAATTGATAATTGGTAAAACCAAAATGAGTAAGCTGTTCCATCATATTTTTCTTTCTTTCTGAAAGCTTTTTACAATGGATTACTGTTGTTTTAATGTCTATACTCATATTAAATACTATTTTCTTCTATTTCAGATAAAAATTTAACGCACTTAAAGTTTGGTCCGTAATTAAAAGTTTCTGCTGGACTCCATACAATAAACTTTTCAATTATTGGTATTGACCACTTATTCATACACAGATGTAGAGGACCAGTATTTACTGCAATAATATTCTTAACGTTTTTTGATAATCTTGCTATCTCTACAACAGAAAGATTATAATCTAAAGTGCATGGTGTATTATCTATTTTAGTTGTTGTTATTACTGATCTATTTTTTGTTTTTAATGTTTTCATCATAGATACAATTTCTTGTTCAAAATTTGGAAATGGTATACTTTGATTTTTGCTGTTTATAAAAAGATAATCATACGTTTCATTATGCTTACATGGTTGATTTAAAACATCTTCGTTATAGATCATGTCTGTTTTGGTAGAAAATGGACACTCTATATTCATTATACTAGATAAAATGCCAGCAAGCAACAAAAAAAAGGTACCTTGATCGGAATCTTTACCAAATATTTCATCTGATTTTTTACAAATATCACCATAATTATGAGCACCAATCCACGTATCTATTGAAGGTCCAACTGGCCTAGTTAATAATTTAACACCATCAAAGCCACCAATAAATTCTTGTAATTGATTGTGATAAGCACTATTACATAAAAAATTAAATTGAACGTTATTAAGTTTTGCTGCATTAATTAAAAAATGCAAAGTTTCAATACAGTCTCCCAAATGATAAAGATTATGACAATTTATAGTTTTCATTTTAAATTCTTAAAAAATTTGTCTACAACGGTTTCAATATAATCCAAATGTTCATCAGTAATTACTGGACTTGTGCCCAGGAAAAAAGTATCTGTTGTTACTTTTCTTGCATTTGGATAGTTATTAATTACATCATTTGTATCCATAAGTCCAGCATATGCTGGTTGTAACATTATATTTCCTGCAAAATAAGGTCTAGTTTGTATTTTGTGATCTTCCAAGTAATTAACAATATCCATTCTATTAAATGGACTACCATCCTTTATGGTTAAAGCAAAAGCAAACCATGCAGGATCTGACCCTTCTGTTGCTTTTGGTATTATAAAATACTCCTCATACTTAGAGAAAATTTGGCACAGTCTACTGTGATTATGTTTTCTTAATTCGATGATCTTAGGAAGTTTCTTGAGCTGAACAAGACCCATAGCAGCTTGAATGTCTGTTGGTTTTAAATTATAACCAATTTCATCGTAAACATATTTGTGGTCAAAAATTTCATCAGGTAGTGCAGGAAGCCAATTAGAGAATCGTGTCTTACAAGAACCGTTCTTTAACAGACCTGCTTTTTGACCAACACAATAACATCCGCGACCCCATTCACGGAAACTTCTCACTACAGTTTCTTGCTTATGGGTATTGCAAGCAATAAATCCACCTTCTCCCATGGTTATATGGTGTGCTGGATAAAAAGAACAACTAGCAAAATCACCAAAACTTCCAAGAGGCTTGCCCTTATAAGTAGATCCTAATGCATCACAACAGTCTTCCAATAAAATCAAACCGTATTCATTAATAATTGACATAAGCCTATCCATATTTGGTGGATTGCTTAATACGTGAGCAAAGGTTATAATTTTACATCCTTCCTTTGCCTTTTGTTCTACTTGATCTAGATTTAGATTTAGTGTATCCAAATCAATATCAACAAATACGGGCTCAAATCCTACTTGAAATATAGGATTGATTGTGGTGGGGAATCCTGCTATTGGTGTTATTACTTTGGTGCCTTTTGAAAAATTAGTTAATCTCTTTGATGTTAAAGCAGACATCATAATTAGATTAGAACTACTTCCACTGTTGGTTAATACACCAAATTGTTTCCCCATGAGTTTTGGAAATTGTTGTTCAAACCTAATCCCATTTTGACCCAACACCAACCAACCATTTAATAAAGCTTTAGTTGATTCGGTATATTCTTCTGTATCAAAATAAGGTCCAGCATATTGAACCCAATCTTGACCTGCGACCCATTTTTTAGTTGCATTTTTTTCGTTTACAAACTTCTCAATTGCTTTTAGAATTTCATCCATATTTTTATCTTATAACTGAAATATTGCAGCTCCATTACGAAGATACCAATTTTCCCATAATAGAGTTGAATTGGACTTTAAATCATAATAGTTTGTAAAATTTTTAATATCATTTATATCATCTAAAGCAATTATTGCATTTTTTGTTAAAAACGGTCGGACACATTTCAATTCAGATTCACCAGAAAAAGGAGAACCGTCTATTAAAACAAAATCAAATAATATTGAGTGATTCTTGGCAATGTCTTCTATTGCATTTGTTTGATATTGCTTGGATGTATCAATACATTCATTATACCAAGTCAATATCAATTCTAGTGGATACATGTTTAAATTGGTTGGTGTTGTTTTGTAAAAAGTTTCTACCTCAGACCAAGACATCCAAGAATCTACTAGAGTGGAAGTTCCATTGATACCCATTCCTCCTCTTTTTAATAAATTTATTTGGTGTTTATAAACTCTATCAGGATGATTCTCTATGCTAAATAATTTTTTAGTTTTTATACACTGAGTAGAGCCTTCACCAGTTCCTCCACCAATTTCTAAACCAACATCACAATTTTCAGAATATTTTGCCAGATTTACACCAAACTCATCATTCATTGAAATTTCTATCATGTTATGCTCTTTTCTTAAAGATGTACCTATCGCCTATGTTTCCACCTGTATGCTTGGATTCGGCATAATTATAAATTTGTTTTTCTAACACAAAACGAGAAGATAAAGCATCTAATTGATCGGTATTGTGTCTAATATCTAAAATTAAAATTCCTTCTGGAGATAGTGCTTGATCCATCAATTCAATATAAGTATTGACGTGGAAGTGCCAGCCACAAGATAGGAAAGATGAAATTATATCAAACTTCATACCAAATAGATCATTATAGTTTGTTGTTTCGTATAAATTAATTTTGTTTTCGTCCACTCCATTATTTGTTAATGTTTCTTTAGCAGCTTGCATGCTATTGTAGCATTTATACTTTTCATTAAATCCTGAAATTTTATCAGTATTTAATTCAGTTTTATCTAAAAGATAAATGTCTGGAGTTTGATAATGCTTATATAAAAAGATATCAATTAGTGCTAAACCACACCCAATATCTAATATTTTATTACAGTTTAATGGTAAAGAATCTTTGATCATATCAAAGTCTTTTTGAACCATTGTCGTAATAGCTTCATCAACTTGTAATTGTTCTGATTCTAAATTTAGACTATATTCTGTTGTTAATCGTGTTCTCTGTGGAAACAGATACTTTAAGTATTCTTTATTGAAGTTTTTAATTTTCATTTTAATCCTTTACTTATTAATGAATGTTCATACCCCAATCGTTTAGATTGGGAATATTGTAAGTTTTTACATTTTCTTTTATAAATTTATATTTGTAACTATTTTTAATATCATGCTTATCGTAAATTTTAGCATCCACTTTTAAAGGAACATTAAAATGCTGATAAGACCAATTAAAATTATTTACAGATGCATCATATGCCGATGCCGGTACAGTATCAGCATTAAATTTTAATTTATTTACATAATCTGTTATTTTCCAAAAATATTGTTTAACAGCTACTGTTGGTTTGTCTAACCATTGCAAATGTGCTATAAACAAATTAGGAACTTGAATTACTCCTTGTTTCATACCAGTATGTGGTAAATGTTCGGAGTGCATTTGTGTTGGTTTAAATGATACTCTTTTATCATAAGAACCAATTCTTGGTTTGTAATTAGTTCCCCAAGGACCATCAACTCTTATTTCGTTTGTATTTGTGTATTGGATCCATTGTAAATAAAATATAGTGTTTTTATTTTTTTCTAATACTTGTTCTAATTGTTCTTTTGTGATGGTTCCGTCCAAATATTCATCAGAATCTAAACATACTATATTAGTAGAATATTTTAATGCTTCATCATATAATGATTGACGCACATTTGATTCAAACCATAATTGGTCATCTTTTGTTTCATTCTTTAAAACATTTAAAATATTAAATTTATTTTTATTTTCTATTAAATAATCATATGTTCCATCTGTGGATCTATCGTCTAAAAAAATAAATCCATCAACATATTTTTGCCAAATTGGTAGCATTTCTTTAATAAGAAATAGCTCGTTTCTAGTCATTGTTACTTGTATAATCATAATATTAACAGCCCACTATTCTATCTATAAGAGGCTCACAATACTTTTTTGCCTTTTCAAAATTACTATTAATTTTATGTAAATTTTTATAATAGTAATCTTCAGTGTAATTAAATGCCAAGATATTTTGTGGTTCAATCCAATAACTAGTATCAAAATATTCTGATATATTTGGGCATCCCCAATAGATTGGAATTGTTTTTGTAATTAAACAATCAATTAATTTTTCTGTAAAATAATTAAGTTCATTTGAACTTTCCACAACAACAGAATACATGGAATTAAATAAATGAATTTTATTATCGTTTGGAAGTGTTGGAGTATTTGGAATAGGAAAACGCGTAGAAGAATAAAATTTTAATTTTGCTTTAATTTTTTCTTGATTGTTCCAAATAGCATGACGTATATTATAACCTTGTTTTCTAATTAATGCACCGCATACCATGCTTACGCTATTTTGTTTTGGTAATTGCCCCAGATCTTCAGTAAATACACCAATAGAATCTGAATGGTGTGGTGATTTATTTAACCACGTGGTTCCATATGGTTGTTTTACTGCGTGTTCGCAGTTATCCAAAATTTTAGGATTAGAAGTAATAATTTTATTGTAATGGTGTTGGTTTGCCAAAACATGATCAGCTTGTTCGACCCAAGCTGATGTTGTTGGTTCGTTTATATTGATAAAAATTTTATTTTTTGCATCAGAATAAAATTGAACTGGTCCACCTGGTCTGGCATTTTTACCAAATCTAGTAAAATGAATCTCATAAGATTCAGGCAAATCTGGTAGAGTATCTGGTGGTATTAAATAATCGGCATTTAGTACAAGTGGTTTCATTTTATAATTTGATCAAATAACCAATCATCTGCCAATTTAATTTTATTAACAGCATCAAAATTATTTTTAATTGCTGTCATTTTTGATGTATAAAGTTCTTTTGAGAGACTTTGTAAAATTTCTTGTTCTTTGCCAGATTCTAATAATATTATACCATCAGAATCAAAAAAGTCAAATATTCTTTTTGTGCCATGATAAACAGGAATTGTTCCTGTTGCAAAACAGTCCGTTACTTTTTCTGTCCAATACGAATCGTAAATACCATTTTCTATAACTATACTGAACATGTAGTCCTTTATTCCATCGATCTTCGTATTCCAAGGATTTTGTGGATCGATAACTGTTCTTGGTGTTCCGTGTGCTCCACCAAATACATTAACACCATTATCTAAAGCTAATCTAGCAATCTGGTGGCGATACGCATGGCCTTCTGTTCTTAGTTTAGGAGAACAAAACATAGAACATAATTTTATCTTATCGTATATTTTCCATTGTTCTTTAGGAACCCATGGATAATTACTGCCGACTGGGCAATAAACAAAATTAGGATTTAAATTTAAAAGACTGTCATCACATGTAAATATTTTATTGTAAAAGTTTTCAAATAAAATTTTATTGTTATGAATTAAAAATGAATATAAATCAGGAACAATAAATCTAGACTCACAAAACCACCCAAATCGTTTTTCTTTTGGTAAAGCGTTGTTTGGTCTTTGCAACATTCCTCGATCAATATGAACCTGATAATCTCCTTCTTGGGTAGACCAAGAAAAGTTTGTTGGTTTTAAATTTGAACAAGAAGAATATTTTATATCAAAAGGGGCGTTGATTGCTTTTATTTTGTACCCGGGCTCTGCCATGCTATTAAATCCTCACTCATTCCTAAATTTTTTAATGCTTCTTTTTTAGAATCCACATCCGCAAGGCCCATAACAATAACAGAACTTTCATTTTCTTGACCGGGCCAAACACAATATTCAGGGCCAACAAATTTCATTTTAAATCCTTCTTTTTGATAAAATGAATGAAGGATTCCTATTAGAGCTTCATGATCAAACCATTGACCATTATTAGCCATTTGTCTAGCCATAAAAGTCCAGTGTTGAAGAAATTCTAATACTTTAGAATTAAAATCCAAATAAATTGGAGATGCTTTTGCAGCATGTAATTTATTAATAGAACATGCTACAGCAAGATCGGTATTTCCTCTGAATTGATCAAAAACATTTAAAGTCTTACGAACATCCGAGTCAATATCCAACCAAATAATTGGTTTTTGTTTTTCTACCAGCATTTGATAAATGAACTGGGGTTTACTTAAACAATTTTTTTGGTATGAACCTAAAGAATTTTTCTGTCTAAAATCATGAGGAATACCCAAACGAACTAATTGTTCATTTAAGCGTTTAGCATGATCGCTGTAATAAGTTTTACCGTCTATATCACTAAAAAAAGAAATCACTTCGGTTTGCATAATTAAGAGTTCCCTATATGGTATTTAGGCACCAGTTGCCATTCTTTCTTTTCTTTATGAGGAATAATTTTTAGTTGAGCCAAAGAGATGATTGGTTCTTTATACTCGTCTGGATCCACAGCTTCTACTAGTCCCCATTCTACCAGAAGCTTTACAATCATATTACGACGACCAAGATCGGTATCATCTATATCGGTTTCTAGACCGTCCAGATCAAGCATCTCTTTAAAATGCATAATTGCATATCTTCCACGTTTGTGTAATATATGACAACTTTGATACAGTTTTTTTTCTTTTTTGGACGACACACCCATTCGGGTAAGCGTCTCCTTGACCTTGAGAAAATCGTCTTTAGATTTTAATTTGATTTCAACTCCAAGGCCATCAAAAATATCTTCATTTTCCATTATAATCCGCTTTCATTAAAACATTTAGTAATACGGAATTATTTAGGATTTTTGGTATTTGTACCGCCTTGGTCTAAAATAGAAAAAATTTTATCCCAATCTTCTTGTTTGATCAGATCTATTACTTGTTTAGCCTTAGTGTGAGAGTACCCGTATAAGGTCTTTAAAGCGTCTATACGGTCATTAGACTCGTCCTTGATCCACTTGCTGAATCTCTTACGGGGACGGACCGATATACGCAGAAAGTCAAACTGCATCTTCTTATCCAGACCGGATAGACGATTCATTTCATTTGCTAAAAAGATGGTGTCTGAAAAGTAAGAAAGACCCCGATTGGCAAGAAATGGAATATATTCTCGTTCGCAACCAGGATCTTCATCCATCAAAGAAACCTTGGTTTGATTTATTGAATTTAAAAAGTCAAACGGTTTCATTATATTTTACTTACTACCCAACACGTTTCGTGTTTTAAAACTTGGAATTTATTTTTAAAATAATCATTAACTGCTCGATGAACTATTGGCCAATCATAATCATGACCGCTTATAATACCTCCATGTTTAACTTTAGGATACCAAGCATTTATATCATTTATTACGTTTTGATAATCGTGAGATGCATCTATAAAAACACAATCAATACTATTATTATTAAATTTTAAAGAAGCTTCTATTGAAGTCATTTTTAATACTTTAATATTATCACAAACTGGCATTATATTTTTAGTAAATTCTGCAAATAGCGTATTATTTAATATACACTCTTCTTTGGAATGTTCTTCACTTCCTTCCCAAGTATCTACTGCATATAAATTTGCTTTTTTTCCAGTATTTAATAATTCTACTACAAAATATGCAAAACTTTTTCCTTTCCAAACTCCAACTTCAACAAATATTCCATTATTTGGAAGTTGTTTTGCTATTTTTGAATATAGGGATGAAAAGTTAAACCAACCTTGAATATTTTGATAAAAGTGTTCCATTAATCTTTAAATCCACAATTCATCATTAGTTCCACCATGAATGCACACAGATTGATCTCTTGATCCGCCACAAACGCTGTCTTGTACTGGTATTCACCAATGATAACCACCGCTTGAGGGATGCTGGCAGGCTCTAGAAACTCGTATAAGCCATCGTAGACCTTCCTGAAGATGTCTTGGGGGCTGTTGTCTAGGTTGTTGGCTATCCACTTACGGATCTCTGTAAAGTTTTTGGCTTTCAAGAACCCCATAAGTTCCTTGACGTTTAATTCGCCAGCAGTACTTAAAATTCCAATATCAATAGTACCTGCCGCAGAGTAACGTTGCAGTTCATTCAGAGTTCGCCTAAAATCTGGAAAATACTTGACTACAACCTTAGATAGCACCTTATTGTCATATTCAATGCCTTCTTCTTCCAA